ATTATATACATCGGAAGCACCCATTATAAATCAATTATTAACTAATAATGGGGATTGGTTTAAAAGCAATAATCCTTTTACTAACTACATTGAATATGAATCAATTACTAAATATGATAAAAATAAAGATATTACACCCTATGTAGCTTGTTATGAAAAATAAAAATCTAATAATAGTTCAGTGTCATTGTAATACAAAAGAAAAAATTTCTGTTTTAGAAGAAAATATAAAAACTTTAAAAAAACAAAATTTAAAAATCTTAGTAGTATCCCATATCCCTGTAAATCAGGATATTCAAGATACAGTTGATTATTTTATTTACGATAAAAGTAATCCAATATTACACTGGCCTGATAGAGGTATGATACATTGGATGAAAATAGATTTTGATAAACCTTATAAAGCTATTAATGTACTTTTTGATTTTGGTTGGACTTCAATAAATCAAATTTTATTAGCAGGTAATTTAGGTTTATCTTTAGACTTTGACCATTATACTTTTATTAATTATGATATTAAAATTACAGATAATATAATTAAAGCAATCAAAAACCCTGTACCTTTATTAAGTAGTAAAGTTGTAGATAAAAGAGTAAAGGATAATTTTAGATTTCCTAGTTTATTATTTAGTATATTTAGTAAAAAAAATCTACAAAGAGTTTTACCTTTATTTTCAAAAGAAAAATATATAAAGGGTTATTATAATAAAAAAGGAGAAACTATATATTATAGGGATGCAGAAGAATATTTTGGAGATATTATTAAAAACTTTCATTATACTATTTTTAAAGATGAAATACAGGATTCAATTAAATTTGAAGAACCTGATATGTTAAATTGTAGTAAACATAATGATTTTAAAATTTTATTACAAAATGATACAACACACCCCACAGTACACCCATTACCTCATAGTTCTAAAGCATTAATATATAACAACAAATCAAAAGGGTTTCATTTTGTAGTTAATGATACAGTTATAAACATAAAAGATAGAAAAAAATTAATACACTTACCTAAAATAAAAAAGATAGGTTATGTATACAAAGATAATTTTATTGATCTAATGAAAGAATATAAAAGTTCTAATTATGTCAATATAAATTATGAAGAATTATGGTAGTTAAAAACAATTATTAATATTTATAAACAAAAATAAAATGAGTAAATCAATTAAGTTATCAAAAGAAGAATTAGAAATTCTAAAAGGTTATCAACAACAACAAAATCAAATTACCTTTGAGTTAGGTCAAGTTGATATTCAAAGAGCAATTATAGAAGGTCAAAGAGCTTCAATTTTAGATGGGTTAGGTGATTTACAAGAAAAATCTAATAAAACTGCTAAAGAACTACAGGATAAATATGGTGAAGGAAGTATTGACTTAAAAAGTGGAGAATTTACTTTAACAAAATAGTTTTTTGAATAGGTTTCTAATATTTATAATAAAACAATATTAAAATAACATAATAAAATGGCAGAAACATTAATATCTCCAGGTGTATTAGCAAGAGAAAATGATCAAACTCTCGTTACCTCCCAACCAGTTGACATAGGTGCAGCAATTATTGGCCCTACAGTATTAGGTCCAGTTGAAAGACCAACTTTAATTAGTTCATTTGGTTCATATCAAACAATATTTGGTGGTGCTTTACAAAGTGGTTCTAATGAATACACTTATTTAACGTCTATAGCAGCAAATCAATATTTTCAAAATGGTGGTACTTCACTCTTAGTAACTAGAGTAGCATCAGCATCAGCTACATGGTCTCCTGCAATATCTACAAATATTCAAAGTAATATTGAGGGTAATGGTGGATTAAATGGAAGTACTTTAGTTTCTGGATTACAACCTAACCAAGGTAGTGGTTCAGCAGCTCCAGCAACATATACTGAAGTAGCAATAACAGATACAGGTGCGGGTGCAGGATCAGGTGCTAAAGGAACTGTAGTAACTAGTAATTCAAATGGAATATTAATTAAATCTTCTAATTTAGCAATTGTAGGTAGTGCACCTACTACAACATTAGATGCGACTACGGCNGCCCAAGCTATTACTACATCTGCGGGTACAGGAGCAACAGTAACAATAACATCAGCAGGTAGTGTTATTACTGCAATAATAGTAGTATTAGAAGGAACTTTATATGTACCAGGACAAACTGTTACAATAACAGCAGCAACATTAACTGCCCTTACAACATTAGGAACAGTAACGGGTGATTTAACCTTTACTATTGGTCAAACTAACGTATTAACAGAAATATCCTCTATAGCAATAACAGAAGATGGATCAGGTTATGCTTCAGGTGATACTGTAACAATAGCAGCTAGTGATATTGGTAACCCAGCTGTAGCTCCAACATTTATCTTAACAGATGNAATGATAGAAAATTTACCTTCTTTTGAATTAGAAACAATTTCTGAAGGAGTAATTATGAATAATGTATTCCCAGTAGGATCAGATTCTAATGGACAAGAATTAACTGGAGGTGCTTTAGTAAGTGGATCTACAGATAATATAAGATGGGAAATAGCTAGTGTTAATACAGCATCAGGTGTATTTTCTTTATTAGTTAGAAGAGGAAATGATGATACTAATAATAAAGTAGTATTAGAACAATACAATAATGTTTCTTTAGACCCATTTGCCCCAAATTTTATTTCAAGAGCAATTGGAGATGTTAAAACAACATTAATAACTGAAGGAGTAGATACTTATTTACAAGAATCAGGATCATATCCAAATATTTCAAATTACGTTAGAGTAAAATCAATAAATCAAGCAACACCAAACTATTTTAATAATAATGGTACTGCAAAAGCAGAATTTACATCCTCATTACCACAAAGAATATCAGGTTCATTTGATGGCGCAGGAGGTTCTAACATTCCAATAGGGAGACAAGCAAGATTTTATCAAGATATTAATGCATCAGATACACAAGGATTAGTAGGAGGAGATTATGTAAACGCTCTTAATTTATTAGCAGATGCTGATAGTTATTCTTATAACGTAGTTTCAACCCCAGGATTAAATTACCAAGACCATGCTAATCAAGTTACTTCTTTAATGAACAATGCGATTTCAAGAGGTGATACTATTGCAGTTATTGATTTAGTAAGATATAATCAATCTATATCAACAGTAACGACACAAGCAGCTGGAATTGATAATAGCTACTCAGCTACATATTGGCCATGGCTACAGACAGTTGATCCAAATTCAGGACAATTAGTATTCATTCCAGCATCAACATTTATACCAGGAGTATATGCGTTTACAGATGCTTCAAGTGATCCATGGTTTGCGCCAGCAGGTATTACTAGAGGAGGAATGGGACAAGTTGTTAGAGCTGAAAGAAGATTAACTTCTACTAATAGAGATACTTTATATGAAGCAAATGTTAACCCAATTGCAACATTCCCAGCAACGGGAGTAGTAGTATTTGGTCAGAAAACACTTCAAAAAGCAGCTTCTGCATTAGATAGAGTAAATGTTAGAAGATTACTTATAACACTTAAGAGTTTTATTTCTCAAATTGCTGATAATTTAGTATTTGAACAAAATACAATAGCAACAAGACAAAACTTTTTAACACAAGTAAATCCATATTTAGAAAGTGTTCAGCAAAGACAAGGATTGTATGCATTTAAAGTAGTAATGGATGAAAGTAATAATACACCAGATGTAATAGATAGAAATGAGTTAATAGGTCAAATATTCCTACAACCAACTAGAACAGCTGAATTTATTATACTTGATTTTAATGTATTACCAACTGGAGCAACATTCCCAGCATAAAAATAAAAAAGATAAATATTTATAATAAAATAAAAAAATAAAATGGCAGTATTAAACCCAAACGAGATATTTTTCACATCTTTTGAGCCAAAACAGGCAAATAGATTTATCGCTTTTGTAGATGGATTCCCAGCTTACATTATGAAAGGTGTAGGAGCAGTTTCATTAACTCAAGGCACAGTAGCTTTAAACCATATTAATGTTGAAAGATATGTTAAAGGAAAAACAAAGTGGAACACAATACAATTTACATTGTTTGACCCAATTACTCCTTCAGGAGCTCAAGCTACTATGGAATGGGTACGTTTACACCATGAATCAGTAACTGGTAGAGATGGTTATAGTGATTTCTATAAGAAAGATCTAACAATTAACGTACTAGGACCTGTAGGCGATATTGTATCAGAATGGATTATTAAAGGAGCAATGATTACAGAAGCTTCATTTGGAGATTATAATTGGGATACAGAAAATACTGCACAAGAAATTACAATGACAGTTCAACCAGATTATTGTATACTAAATTTCTAAAAATTTTACCCACCCCTAATTTGAAAAATAGCTTGGCTTCGGCCGAGCTTTTTTTTATCTTAATATGTATCAACGATAAAAACGTTTTAACTAAATAAAGATTATGGCCGAATTTAAATTTCCAACAGAAGAAATAGAACTACCTTCAAAAGGTTTAGTATATTCAAAAGACAATCCCCTATCAAGTGGTAAAATAGAAATTAAGTATATGACAGCGAAAGAAGAAGATATTCTTTCAAATCAAGCTTATATTGAAAAAGGAGTAGTATTAGACAAACTTTTAGACTCTGTAATAGTTTCTAAAATTAACCTTAAAGACTTAATAACAGGTGATAAAAATGCTATTTTAATAGCAACCCGTGTTTTAGGATATGGATCTGATTATAAAGTTAGAATTGGTGGAAGAGAAGAAATTATAGATTTATCTGGATTAGAAAATAAAGATTTTGATGGGTCTAACATGATTGAAGGTAAAAATGAATTTGCTTTTACTTTACCATATAGTAAAACTCCAATTACTTATAAATTACTCTCAGGACATGATGAGTCTAAAATTGAGCAAGAATTAAAAGGCCTTAAAAAATTAAATAGAAATGCTAGTCCAGATGCATCCACAAGATTAAAATACGCTTTAACATCAGTTAATGGGGAAGATGAGGTAAAAATTATTAGAGAATATGTTGATACTTATTTCCTAGCACGAGATGCTAGAGCATTTAGAGAACATTTAAAAAATACATCACCTGATGTAGATCTTAATGTTATTTTAGACACTGGAGAGGAGGTAGTTGTGCCTATTGGGCTTAACTTTTTTTGGCCTGACTTCGGAGACAGCTCCTCAAATTAGATTAAGTATATTTAAACAAATACATGAAATAATTTTTCATGGAAATGGTGGGTATGATTATAATACTATATATAATATGCCTCTTTGGTTACGTAAATTTACTTTTAAAGAAATAAATGACTTTTATGAGAAAAAGGCAAAAGCTGAAAAATCAGCAGGTGAAAAAAATCAAACATCACTTGTAAATTCAGATGGTAAAGTAAATGCACCACAATTTAAACAAGCATCTAAAGCATATCAGGGAAAGAGCAGCTACAAATAGTTGCTTTTTTTCATATTTATAAGAAAACCTAATTGTAATGGCTGGAAAGAAAGAAATTTTAGAAGCACAACAAGCAGCTAAAGCTCTAAATGAAGAAATAGGGTATTTAGAAGATGCGTTTACTTCAATAGGTCAAAAAATTAAGGATGAAATAGAATATAACTTAATTGATGTAAATAAAGAAACTCAAAAAGTTGGTGAGGCTTTTTCTAAAAATATAGGTTCTGCTATAAGTCAAAATGCTGCTTCATTAAAAAAGATAGGTAACTTACAAGCTGAGATAAATAAGGGTGTTAATGTAGAAGCAAAAATTCAAAAAGAAATAGCAGCTGTTGCAACTAGAAAAAGAACAATTCAAAGGCAACAAAATAATCTAATAGCTAATGGTATAAAGTTAGATAAAGAACTTTCTAATCAACTTAGTGCTCAATTTGCTATTCAAGAAGATACACTTTCTACCCTTGTAGCAGAAAATGTTGAGAAACAAAAACAAAAATCTTTATTTACCTTACTTGGAGAAGGAGGTAAAAATTTATTAGACAAACTCGATAAATCAGGCACAGCATCAAAATTACTTAGTGGAAATCTATCAGCTACTGTAACCCCAATGAGGTTATTAGAGGTTGGTATAGCTCTTGTTGTAGATGCTTTTATGGAATTAGATAAAATAACAGGAGAAGTAGCACAAAATTTAGGAATAAGTTATAGCGAAGCACAGGGAATGAATAAGGAATTTTCTGAAATTGCTATGAATTCTCAAAATGTGTTTGTAACTACTGCTGGTGTTGCAAAATCCCAAATGGAGTTATCCAATATATTTGGAACTAATAAAATGCTTACAAATGATATGCTCCAAACTCAAACGGAGTTAACACATCAAAT